CGGTTGATGTCCTCAAAGACGTAGTCCGCCACTTCGCACGGAACCTCACTCACGGCGCCGCCGGAGTAAACGTGAAAATCGCCCGGCCCCATCCAGAAGACACCCGCGTCCACCGAGGCCGCGCACAGGCGGGAGACGGCACCGCAGGAGGATCCGACCCGCTCAAAGCCGTAGACGAACGGCGGGCCCTGATAGGTCGCCGTGTGCGCGTCCTGATCGGTCAGGATCAATGCTTGCCCGCGCGCGCGGATGCCGAGCATGATCTGCCCCGCCGTTTGCAACTCAATGTCGCCCGCCTCATTCGTTGAAAGCGGCGTCCAGACCGTGTTGTCTTCACGGTCGGACCATTGCACGCGGCGGAAGTTACCACCCGGGCCGAAGGCAAACAGGAACCGTTCTTCCGTAACCATCAGCCCATCGCATCCCGTGGGCGCGTTGGTGATCGCCACCGCGTCGTTCGCCACGTTTAGCTGCCATTCCAACAGTCGGCCGTCGTAGGGGTTACACGCGACGAGATACTCGCCCCAAGTGTCCAGCGACCACGTAGAGACGGGGAGATAAGTGCCCGTATCCGGGCGCGCGATACCGTAAGCAGCCGTGCCATAAAACCCACCGCCGTAGCCGATGTTGACAGCCGCGTCCTTAGTGCCGCCAACAAAAGAGCCGGGCGTGATGTTGGTTATGGTGTTGCTTGCCAAGCCGACGAATAAGCCCAGGTGGCTGCCGGTAGCAAACCATCGGTCCCCGCTCAGGTCGCGCCAGGCAAGGGCGCCACGCAGCGGCTGGTCCGTGACCGTGACGCGCGTCAGCCACCCGCCGACGGGTTGCATGGTGCCGTCCGTCCAGCGCACTAGGGAGGCGTCACGCCAGCGCCCTGCGGCCTGCAGGTCGGTCCCGTTGCGGTAAACTCCCGGCGGCAGTTGTAAGGGGATCAGGGGCATGTGGCGACCGTCTCATTGTGAATGACGATGTCCTGCAGCAGGATTTCGTCGTTTTCTGCAAGCCAGTCTACCACATCGTTACCCCCGATGTATATCGGGCGCGCAATTGCGCAAAACTCACTTGTTGACGCCGCGCACCCACTTGCGAGCGTGAGACTTGAGAGTATCGCGATCCAGGGCCTGAACTTCATTTTCAATCTCCTGAATTTCCTGCACCCGGCGCAGTGTCTCTCGGGCGGCGGCAGACTTCTCCGACTGCCGCCCGAGCCTTGTTGCCAGCCACAGGATTGCGAGCAGTCCGCCCGTAACCAGAACGACGACCAGCGTCGTCACTTGGGCACGCGCTTGTTGTAGATCGACCAGACGGCCACAACGAGCGTTGTCACGGCCCCGCCCAGCGTCAGCATCGTTTCGGAGTCAACGAGGCCCTGGCCGACGAAGTAGCCGCCCGCAGCGGCCACCAGCGCGCGGACAATGCCGCCTACTTGATCAGTCGTCATGTCATCTTCCTTTCAGAAACGAAACGAACCACGCCGGGATTGACGTGACAGTCTTGAGCTTACCTTGCCTTTTAGGCTGCCCTTGCGCCAGCCAGTTGGGAACATAAAACCCTGGGCAGGCCTTGGCGGCATATTGGTTGTGCCCGCTGACTTTGGTGATGCTTGGGTAGTTCGTCTGCAAATGGGCAATCAGATCACGCAGGGCCTTGTCCTGCTGCGGGGTGTAGTTTTCCGCGAAAGCATCCGTGGCCGATGATCCATGCCCACCAAACAGGCTGATGCCGATCGTGCCGGTGTTGTGGCCTTGCGTGTGTGCCCCGACATTCTGCAGCGGCCTGCCAGCTATGACCTTGCCGTCCCGGTCGATCAGGAAGTGATACCCGATGTCGGCCCACCCGCGATCCTCGACGTGCCACCGTTTGACCTCGGCCACCTTCTGCGCCGACGTGCGGGTTGACCACCAGTCAGGCCGGGTCGCAGTCGCATGGACAATGATCTCGTTCAGCGGCCGCATGTCATTCTCCGAAGACTTTGACGAGGAAGGCCAAGCCGGCACCCATGACCAGCCAGAACCCCTTCTCCAGCACACGGTCAACCACGCCGCGTTGGGTGGTGTTCTGCTCAACGCTGATTAGACGACTGTCTAAGACATCATGACGACCTTCGTAGGCCTCCATGCGCTTGAACAGCGTCACCATGCGTTCCTCAATGCGGGCCATGACAGTGACGACCTTGGTAAGCTCGTCGATCTTGTCGCCTAATTTATCCAAGTGCTTCTCCACCCGGTCGAACCGCTGTTCTTCGGCCATTCTTCTCTACTCCGGCTTAACAGGCCACGACACGTTGTGCGGGAAGCCGGGTTGTGAAGTGATGTCACGCAGAGCTTGGCGGTATGTTGCAATTTCAGGTATAATAATAACGTCAGATAATGCAGTCCAATCCGTCTCGGCCAGAAGTGCGTTGCGCGCGCTGCGAACGCTTCCAGCTTCGATTTTCAAGCGGTCGGCAAGTTGATTTTCATTAAATTCGTGTATCGTAGGTTGCAGAACCCAAGCCCCGTTTTCAAATTCAGGGACCGGGCCAAACTCAACATATTGCGTCGTCGGGTTGTAGGCGGGCATCTGCTTTTGTGTAACTTCGACCATCCCGTGCGCAGTCATTGTCTCGGCAGAAATGTTCTTCGGAAAGCTGGTGTTGGGGTTGTCACGGCGCAGATCGCCCGCTGAATACGGGAACCTGTCAAGCTGACCGTTTGTGATCTTGGCGAACATTGTAAGACCTTTCTGCCCGCAGTTCCGGCGCGTTACTCAAGCTGACGCTGAATAACCCTTAGCATG